GGTATTCAACTCAAAGACAATTCTGTCCTGTCTGTTTATCATCATTGGGACGGTTATCCTGAGTGGTTGGGTCGTATCCTCACCACACATTACAACTCCCGCGAACTGGCAGCAGACCTGATTGACGGTGGCGACATGTCATCTTGCTGGACAAATGAGCGTTGGAACAAAGATCTCAACGAATTTGGTGGCGCTACGATTAACAACGAAGGCACTGAATATGGTGCTCAGTATTACTCTCAGCGCGGTGAAGATTGCCCTCCTCGTCTTGATGATCTCTTTGAATATCTTGACAAGAAAAATAATGAAGAGTATGCTTATATTTGGACTGTAAATAACAAATGGGTCTGCATGGATATGAATCAGTTCAATGACAACAACCCTGAAAAGGTTGAAATTCCCTCTGGAGCACTTGCAGTATGATTGATTACAACGACGACCGCAAAGAATTGCAAACAGAACGCATGATTGATGATTTCATTGCTGAATGTGAGAAAGAGGCAGCAAAGTTGGAAGTCACTGTTGACTACTACATTGCTGAGTTCATGTAATTATGTTAAACTATGGAGGTAATCTACCGAGGCCAATGACTCAAAAATTTCTCTACATTGTGGATCATTTTATT